CTTGGAAGATTAATCAAAGACAATTTAACTTTTGATCAATTAATTTTTGAGTATCCTACAGCAGGAGAGCCTGCTTGGATTCATGTTTCTTATTCAAAAACAAAGAATAGAAAGCAAGTGTTAATGTGTTACGGAGCTTCAGATTACAGACCATTTAATGATAAATTAATAAACAAACTATGAAAATAAACGATTACGCAAACGAGAATCCGATTTTAACTGGAGATAAAGTATTAGGAACAGCAGCTGCTGACGGTTCAACAAAGAACTTTACTGTTGATGAGTTGGTTAATTTTGTTGAAGGAAATATTACAGGTTGGACTGGATCGCTTACAGTTGGAATTTTGACAGTTCATGTAACAAAAGGTATAATAACAGGTGTATCTTAATATATTTTGTTATATTTGTCAAAAATTAAATTAAATTAAAATGGAAGCTAAATTTTTAGAAAAAGAGCAATTGGATAAATTCAATGCTGCAAGAACAAACTATTTTGACGTTAAATCTCAGATTGCTGAGATTGCAATTTCAGAAGAACAGTTGAAAGTTAGAAAAGCACAAACATTTGCAAACTTTGATGTAGCTCACTCTGAGTTAATGGAAGTTCAAAATGAGATTCATACTCAATACGGAGAGTGTAAAATTGATTTCCAAACAGGAGAAGTTTTAAATGCTAATTCGTAAAATATCAATAGGTACAGATTATAAGTCATCGATGCATTTTGTCGTTGATCAACCGGTATTAGATAAGAGCTATGCTATAAATTGCATAGTTCTTTCTGATGATGGTGCGATTGACATATTCATCAAGAGAAATGATGAGATAGTTAAATGGAAAACATTCGGTAGGAATGTGCCTATTATCATAGAGTATAAAATAGACTTCTAAATGAAATCTCCCCATTATTTTATTATCGAACCTTTTGAAGGTAAGCGATATGATAACGTGCGTAAGTACGGTTCTTGTGAGCTTATAATGAGTTCATCGCAAGAAGATCACACTGTAACCAATAGGATTGGTGTTGTGATTGAAGTTCCAATGTATTATGATGGTCCGATAAAGAAAGGAAATCTAGTTGTTGTTCATCACAATGTTTTCAGAATTTATACAGACATTAGAGGTAATGAGAAATCAAGCTGGAATTATTATAAGAATAATATATTCATAGTCGATCAGGACCAGATATTCTTGTATAGAGAAGAAAACAAAGAGTGGAATGCACCATATCCTTATTGTTTCATTGAGCCAATTAATGCAAAACAGGAAGGGTTATTAATCGCACAAGAATACGAAGCATTATTTGGTAAGGTGGTTTACTATCCAAAATCAAATAATGAAGTAAAAATAAACGATCTAATATCATTTAAACCTGAAAGTGAATATGAGTTCAGGATAGACGATAGAAAGTTGTACAGAATGAAATTAAATAGCTTATGTCTGAAGATTTAAAAGCAACTAGATTAAAAGTATTATCAGCAGCTAAGAAGGGCGTAACTGAACTTATTAAGGTTTTAGAGAGTCCAATCTTAACTCAAGGTGAAGAAGATATAACAGCTGACAAAATGAAGAACGCTGCATCCGCTAAGAAGTTAGCTTTCTTGGATGCACTTGAGATGTTGGACGTAATATCTAAAGAAGAAGATAAAGTTGATGAGAAAATATTTACAGTAACAGATACATCATCTCAAGGGTTCGCTGAGTTAGCAGCTAAAAATAATAAGAAAGGTGGAAGATAAGTACGCATTATATCATGTTGATGAGTATATCATTCCGAATAGTGTACTGTCTGTACGAAATCGCAAGAAGTCGTGGGATTATGGCTATAATAAGGAATTTGATATTGTTGTAATATCTAAAACAGGGGAGATAGGGCAGGTATACGTTATTAATGGACTTAATATCGCTTTGCCACCTTCTCCAAAAACATTAAAGGTAGGAGACAATAGATGGATTCCTTCCGAATATCCTTCCGAACTTTTAAAAGTAAAAACTATTTTTGATTGGAATAGGAAAGATAATGCATTCAAAGCTAAGTATTCTGCATACATAGATGAAGAGTTTAGAAGAAGAGAAGAAGGACATTGGTTTATGAATAACAATGTTCCAACATACATCCCTGGAACTCACTATATGTATCTACAGTGGTCTAAGATTGATATTGGACTTCCTGACTTTCGTGAATCAAATAGAATTTATTGGATATTCTGGGAAGCTTGTAAAGCAGATAGTAGGTCGTATGGAATGTGTTATCTAAAAAACAGACGTTCTGGATTCTCATTTATGAGTTCATCTGAAACTTCTAATATTGGAACGCTAGCAAAAGACTCAAGACTTGGTATATGCTCTAAAACAGGAGCTGATGCTAAGAAAATGTTTACCGACAAAGTTGTTCCAATTATAAAAAACTACCCATTCTTCTTCAAGCCAATTCAGGACGGTATGGATAATCCAAAGACAGAGCTTGCATTTAGAGTTCCTGCATCTAAGATTACCAAGAAGAACATGAATGAAGAGCACGCAGCAGATATGAATGGATTGGATACAACCATTGACTGGAAGAACACTGCTGACAACTCTTATGATGGGGAGAAATTATTGTTTTTAGTAGAGGATGAGGCTGCAAAGTTAGAAGCTCCAAACAATATTCTAAATGGCTGGAGAGTCAGAAAAACCTGTCTTCGATTGGGTAGTAGGGTGATTGGTAAATGTATGATGGGCTCTACATCAAATGCGCTATCTAAAGGTGGGGGAAATTACAAGAAACTTTATGATGACTCTAATCCTAGGCAGCGTTCAGGGAATGGTCAAACTAAAAGTGGTTTGTATAGTTTATTTATTCCAATGGAATGGAACTTTGAGGGGTATATCGATAAATACGGATTCCCTGTATTTGAAGATCCAAAAGAACCTGTAGAAGGTATCGATGGAGAGATGATTGAAATTGGGGTTATTACTTATTGGAATAATGAGGTAGCTTCATTAAAATCTGACTCGGACGCATTAAATGAGTTTTACAGACAGTATCCAAGAACAGAGTCTCACGCATTTAGAGATGAGTCTAAGCAATCATTATTCAACTTGACAAAGATATACTCTCAGATTGATTATAATGACTCTATAATCAAAGAATCAGTTCTTACTAGGGGTAACTTCCATTGGAAAGGTGGCGTGCTTGACTCTGAAGTTGTATGGTCTCCTGAGAAGAATGGAAGATTCTTAATATCTTGGATGCCTAATCAAAATTTAAGGAATAGGGTAATTGAGAAGAATGGACGTAAATATCCAGGGAACGAACACTTAGGCACTTTTGGATGTGATAGTTATGATATATCTGGAACTGTAGGCGGCGGTGGATCTAACGGTGCACTTCATGGTATGACTAAATTCCACATGGAAGACGCTCCTACTAATAGATTCTTCTTAGAGTATGTTGCACGACCTCAGACAGCTGAGATATTTTTTGAGGATGTACTAATGGCGTTAGTTTTTTACGGAATGCCTGTACTAGCAGAGAATAATAAGCCTAGACTTTTGTATCATTTAAAGAATAGAGGATACAGAGCATTCTCAGTTAATCGACCTGACAAGCATATATCAAAACTATCAAGAACAGAGATTGAATTGGGTGGAATACCTAACTCATCTGAAGATGTAAAGCAAGCGCACGCTACAGCTATTGAGTCTTACATTGAAGAATATGTAGGCGTTGATACTGAAGGAACATATAGATCACCTGACGATATGGGTGATATGTATTTCAACCGAACACTTGAGGATTGGTCCAAGTTTGACATTAACAATAGAACTAAATTTGACGCCTCTATTTCATCTGGATTGGCTATTATGGCGAATAGAAAACATCAATTTGTAAAAGAGGTTCAAAAATCAAAAATAAATGTTAATTTTGCAAGGTATAATAATTCTGGTAGTACCAGCGAAATAAAAAAGTATGGATAAAACATCTGTCAATATAAAAAGTATGCCATTCCCTAATCAGATGGCTACAGATGCAGAGAAAGAGTCTAAGGAATACGGACTAAATGTTGGTAAGGCAATTTCAGGGGAGTGGTTTAAGAGAAGCTCAAATGGAAGCTGTAGATACTACAGTAAATTTGGAACGTACCATAACTTAAGATTATACGCTAGGGGAGAGCAATCGATTCAAAAATATAAGAATGAATTATCAGTTAATGGTGACTTATCTTATTTGAATTTAGATTGGTCTGTAGTTCCTATTATACCAAAATTTGTAGATATTGTCGTTAATGGTATGAACGACAGGATGTATAATATCAAAGCTGAATCACAAGACATAATGTCTGCTGAGAAGAAGAATATCTTCCAGGAAAGGATAGAAGCTGATATGGTAGCTAAACCGTTCTTAAATCAAGTTAAAAGCAAGCTAGGGGTTGATGCATTCAATATGCCTGAAGAAGAAATTCCTGCTACAGATGAAGAACTATCTTTATATATGCAATTAAAATACAAACCAAGTATTGAGATTGCGGAAGAGATAGCTATTAATACATTACTTGAACAGAATGAATATCACCATACGATAAAACCTATGGTTGATTATGACATCACATCAATTGGTATTGGAGCGATTAAACACAACTTCAATGACCAATCAGGTGTAAAAGTTGAGTATGTCGATCCAGCTACATTAATCTATAGCTATACAGAGAAACCTGACTTTTCAGATTGTTACTATTTTGGAGAGGTAAAATCAGTTCATTATACTGAGTTAGTAAAATTAAATCCTGACTTAACTACAGAGCAATTATCTAAAATTAAGAATGCAGGTAGCGCATGGTATGAGCACTTCCCAATTCTAAGTAAATATCAAGATGACTTTTTCGATAGCGAAATGGTTACGTTATTATTCTTCAATTATAAAACTACAAAACGATTTATCTATAAGAAAAAGAAATTAGATAATGGTGGAGAGAGAATTATAAGAAGAGATGAGTCCTTTAATCCAATGCAAACTGAAGACGATAGATTCGAAAGAATTGAAGTATCAAGAGATGTATGGTATGAAGGAATTTTAGTTTTAGGTAGTGATGAGCTGATTAAGTGGGACTTACTAAAAAATATGGTACGCCCAAAAGCTGCCACTCAAAAAGCTTTACCTAACTATGTTGTTAATGCGCCTAGAATGTACAAAGGTAATATTGACTCCATTGTAAAAAGAATGATCCCTTTTGCTGATCAAATTCAAATAACACATTTGAAGCTACAGCAAGTAATGGCTAAAGTTGTTCCTGATGGGGTATTTATTGATGCTGATGGACTTACTGAAGTTGATTTAGGGCAAGGCAATGCATATACAGCACAAGAAGCTTTAAACTTATATTTCCAAACAGGTTCGGTAGTTGGACGTTCTTATACAGGTGAAGGGGAGTTTAATAATGCTCGTGTTCCAATTCAAGAATTATCAAGCAATAGCGGACAATCTAAAATGCAAGCTCTTATTGGAGTTTATAATTATAACCTTAACATGATTAGGAATGTAACCGGATTGAATGAAGCAAGGGATGGTTCATCGCCTAGTCCAGACGCATTAGTTGGAGTTCAGAAATTAGCTGCATTAAATAGTAATACAGCAACAAGACATATATTAAACGGTGGGTTAAATATCACTAGAAAACTTTCTGAGTGTTTATCATTAAGAATATCTGATATACTTGAATACGCAAACTTCAAAGAGGAGTTCGCTATGCAGATTGGAAAATACAATATGTCAATACTTGATGATATAAAAGAATTGTACTTATATTCATTCGGTATTTTTATTGAACTAGATCCTGATGAGGAAGAACGTGCTCAAACTGAAGCTAATATTCAAATGGCTTTAAGTAGAGATCAGATAGACCTGGAAGATGCTATTGATATTCGATTAGTGAAGAATATTAAATTAGCAAACGAGCTATTAAAAGTAAAAAGAAAAAGAAGGTTAGAAGCTCAACAACAAGCGCAGGACTCTCAAAATCAAATACAAATTCAGATTAATCAGCAATCACAACAAGGTGCTGCTCAAGCTAAACAAGCACAAATTCAAGCTGAATCTCAAGCTAAAATATCTGTTGAACAAGCTAAAACAAATTTAGAATTACAGAGAATACAAGCTGAGGTTGCAGCTAAAAAAGAATTGATGGCATTGGAGTTTGAATATAATATGCAATTAAAAGGCATTGAAACTAATAACCTTCAAACTAGAGAGCAGAAAAAAGAAGACGCAAAAGACGAGCGAGTTAAGAAACAAGCTACAGCTCAATCTAAATTAATTGAGCAACGTCAAAACAATCTTCCATCTGTTAATTTTGAATCAAATGAAGATTCCCTTGATTCGTTCGACCTCAGCTCGTTCATGCCAAGATAAACGCAAAAATCAATAAAAAATAATTTATATCTTTGTAACAATTAAAATTAAATATAATGGAAGGCGAATTTAAAGTAAGAGCTGTAGATTTCGAAGAAAAACCTTTATCAGAAAGAGAGAGAGAACACCAGGAGCAGTATGAAGCAAGTGCTGCCTCAACTGACACTCAAACTCAAGAAGATAATAAATCGGAAGATACTACTGAAAAAACAGAGACAACTGAAGAAAAACCTGAGATTGTAGAATTGGATGACAATACTATCTTATCTCATATTAAGAATAAATTTGGAAGAGAAGTAACATCACTAGAAGAACTTTTAAAAGAGCAACAAGCTCAAGAAGAACTTCCTGAAGATGTATCTGCTTTCTACAAGTATAAAAAAGAAACAGGTAGAGGATTAGATGATTTTGTAAAACTGAATAGAGATACAGAGTCAATTCCTGAAGAAACATTATTAGCTGAGTATAAGCAAGCTATGAATCCTGAATTGGATGCAGAGGATATTGCTTATGAATTGGAACAGTTTATTTATGACGAGGATATGGATTCTGAGTCTGATATTAAAGCTGCAAAATTAGCTAAGAAAAAAGAACTTGCAAAGGCTAAAGAATACTTCAATGGTCTGAAAGAACAATATAAAGCACCTCTTGAGTCAAGAGAGACTTTCGTTCCTGACGATATTAAAGAAGAGTTCGAGGCATTTAAAAGTAATAAAGAGGCAGAGATTATTGCTCAAGAAGAACAGTCAAAGCGTTCTCAGTTTTTTGCTGACAAAACGGAAGAGTTATTCTCTGACAAATTCGAAGGTTTCGGGTTTAGTATTGATGAGAATAACAAGGTTTCGTACAAACCGGCAGATGCTAAAGAAATTAAGGAGAAGCAATCTAATTTACAGAATTTCATCGGAACATTCTTAAATGAAGAAGGCTACCTTAAGGACGCAGAGAAATTCCACAGAGCAATTGCTGTAGCTAGTGATCCTGATAAGTTTGCTAAATTCTTTTACGATAAAGGTAAAGCGGATTTTGCAACTGGATTTGATAAGGAAAGCAAGAACATTGATATGTTACGAAGCGGAACTCCTCAAACTCCAAATGATGGACCAAAAGTTAGAGCTGTAAATCCTGACTCAAGCAAAGGATTAAGTTTTAAAAAACGTTAAATTAAAGAAAAATGAGTTTATTAACATCTCCAGGAGTATCAATTACTCCAAGTTCTACAAAGTCTGCTTTGTCGAACAACTACATTACTAACTTCGACTTTTTGAATCAGTACTTACCTGATACATACGAAAAAGAGTTCGAACGTTACGGTGATCGTTCTGTTGCTTCTTTCTTACGAAATGTAAGTGCTGAGATTGCAACTGAATCTGATTTAATCAAATGGACTGAGCAAGGTCGTTTACACACGAAATACACTGCTGTTGTTCCTAACTCTGCTATCACAACTGATACTGCATTGTTCTCAATCGCTTCAGGTACTTGTGTATTCAGAAAAAACCAAACAGTTTTCTTAACTTCTGAGTCTACTTCTGCATCTGCAAAAGCTGTAATCTCTGGAGTTGGTACTGCTGATGGTTTAGCTACAGACCAACAATTCCAAGTTAAGTTCTATAACGCTTCTGGTTCTCCATTCGTTATTACAACTGAAACTGTTACTGCATTCGTTTACGGTTCTGAGTTCTCTAAAGGAACAAGTGGAATGGTTGGTTCATTAGAATCTACTCCTCAATTCTTCGACGTTAAACCAATCATCATCAAAGATAAATACACTGTATCTGGATCAGATATGGCTCAAATCGGATGGGTTGAAGTAGAAGGTGACAACGGAATGGGGTACTTATGGTACTTGAAATCTGAGCACGAAACTCGTTTACGTTTCGAAGATTACTTAGAAATGTCTATGGTTGAGGCTGTTGAAGCTGAAAACGGTTCTGCTGCTGAAGGTTACTTATCAACTGCTACAGGTGGTGGAAACGCAGGAACTGAAGGTTTATTTGCTGCTGTTGCAGGAAGAGGAAACGTTTGGTCAGGTGGTTACCCAACTACATTAGCTGATTTTGACGAAGTTGTTGCTCGTTTAGACAAGCAAGGAGCTATCGCTGAAAACGTATTGTTTACAAATAGAGCTTTCTCTTTTGCAATTGACGATATGTTAGCTGCTCAATCTACTGTTGCTGGCGCATCTTACGGTATGTTTAATAACGATAAAGATATGGCATTAAACTTAGGATTCTCTTCTTTCAGACGTGGATATGACTTCTACAAATCTGATTGGAAATACCTTAACGATGCTACATTAAGAGGTGGATTAACTGCAGGTGGCGTAAATGGATTGTTAGTACCTGCTGGAACTACTACAGTTTACGACCAAGTATTAGGAGCTAATGCTAAACGTCCATTCTTACACGTTCGTTACAGAGCTAACGCAAGAGAAGATAGAAAATTGAAAACTTGGATCACTGGTTCTGCTGGTGGAGCACAAACAAGTGACTTAGACGCTATGAACGTAGAGTACCTTTCTGAAAGAGCTTTATGTACATTAGGAGCTAACAACTTCGTATTGTTCCAAGACTAATCAATAGTTATTTAGAGAGTCTCCTTAGTGAGGCTCTCTTTATTTTTTAAATTAAAATTCAAATTAAAATGGCAAAGCAAACTACATTGAAAGATAGAGAGTATCTTTTAAACAGAAAAACATCACCTATTACCTATTCAATCTTATCAAAAGATACAGCTAACAACCGATTACTTTACTTCGATCAAGAAGCAAATAATGGAAGGGGAGCACAAAGAGCATTGAGATATGCTCGTAATCAACAAAGTCCATTCATTGACGAACAAGATGGCAACGCTATCATTGAACCAATCGTTTTTGAAGATGGAGTTTTGAGAGTTTCAAAACAGAACATAATGCTTCAAGAGTTTTTATCACTACATCCTGGAAACACTGCAAATGGTGGTGGAGAATTTTATGAGTTCGATCCAGAAGCTGTAGCTGCTCAAAACATTGAAGATTTAAATAAAGAAGTTGATGCCTTGATTTTAGCTAAAACATTAGACTTAAATAAAATGCTTGCAATTGGAAGAGTTTATTTAAATGGTAATGTTGATACTATGTCTACAGCAGAATTAAAAAGAGACATTTTATTGTTCGCTAAGAATACTCCAAGCGAGTTTTTAGAAGCAGCAAATGATCCTGAGTTAGAAGTAGACAATGTTGCATCAAGAGCAATTGCAGAAGAATTTGTTATCGTTAAGTCTGGTAAAGATATTTACTACAACTTGAGAGACAATAAGAAGAAAATCCTTACAATTCCATTTGGAGAGAAGCCTGTTGATTCATTATCAAAATGGTTATTCTCAGATGCTGGTAAAGAGTTCTATTCTTATTTGCAAAAAGAGTTTGAAGCATAATCCGTACATTTGTGCTTGATTGCTACTAAATGTGAGATTATATAAAGGACTGGCAAGCGAGCTAGTCCTTTTTTTTATTTATATGATATGGAAAAAGTAAAGATTAAATTAAAGCATTGGGATTACACTTGCGCAGATGAATGCTGCTATGATTACGGAGTTGTTATCGAAGTTAATGGTGAAGAATGCGATGATAGTTATGCCGGAGATGATGTCGAAAAAGCATTAAGGTTTACGTTAGAAAAATTAGGTTTTGAAGTAGAAATAGAACAAACTGTATAATTATGGTAGAACACATTGAGCGAATAATGGAACTTTACGGTTCTGGAACTGGCAAAACAGAAACCGCACGGATTGTATGTAGAGAAAACAACATCCCATATTCCGATATAAAAAGACGAATAATTGGAAAGCTAATCAACAGAAGGATTAATAAAGGAGTATTTGAAGAATGTGAAAGAGTTGGAATTGATGCTGATAAAGTAAAGCACTTTTGGTATAAAGGTAAAAATTACTCAATCAATGTAAAAGGTGAGACAGATACTTTTAGTTATGAAGATTTTAAGGAAGATTTCATTGGAACAGTTAAAGATTTAGCACCTAACCATATTCAAATTGTTAGACAACACTCTGATAATGAAGCACATTGCTTGTTAATCGATCCAGCAGATTGTCATGTGAATAAACTATGTTCAGCATTTGAAACAGGGGAAGAATATAATTCTCAGATAGCTGTTCAGCGAGTAAAAGATGGAGTTGCAAGTATTATCAAAAAGTCTGAAGGATTTAATATCGATAAGATTATATTGATAGTTGGAAA